TGATAATGGTATTTGCAGGCTGTACAAATGTAGCAATAGTAGGGCTGTCTCCTGCGGTAGAGTTAACAGTAACTCCGGGAGCATGACCAACGTGCTTAATGAACTTGCCGGTTACATCAGATACAAGTTTTGTAGTGCCAGTTACAACTAGATTCCCACCAACGGAAGCATTATTTCCATAAGTAGAGTTAGTTGTGACAACACCTGTATCGCTGTTTTTAGTTATATCTGAAAAACCATTTTCGGAGCGAACCGCTCCAGTATAAGTAGTAGTACCCATGTCAATCTCCTGTCTTGGGTTAGTCTGCTGTTAAGCAGTCAGGGATAGTTAATAATAACTTATTACAAATAAAAAAGGGGGTTTTTACACCCCCTTAGATTTACTATTACTTAGCTTGATCCCGGAGAACCAAATATGCCAAGTGGATCAGAAACTCCGAACGAGTAACGCTCACGGGCTTTGTATCGTACATTGCCTGTGTCAAAATCTCCGTCCATGCTAGTTTCTAGAGCAGTACGCTCAAAATGCTTCATTCCGTTAGGAATATCAGTAAGAATAAAGAAAGCATTGCTGTCAGTCAGATAATGATTGACTGAGTAGCCTTCTGGAATCGCACCCATATTACGGATAGCATTTATGTCGTTGTCAGCAGTACCGACACGTTGGTTAGTCTCTAGCAAACGATTTGCTGTAAACATCAACGCAGGTGGAACAATCAAACGAGTAGGACGAGCCGCAATAAGCAGTCCGCGCTCATCAGTGTATCCTGCAATAGAAATAATTGCATTCTCCAGAGATGTTTCGTTTAAGTCAGCACCAGTAGAAGGACGGTTGCTGTTAAAGCCACCACCTACAGTTGGGTGACCACCACCGCCAGTAACACCATCAGCAACAGCAGTGAACAGGTTTACACCGTCACCAGACTGAAAGGAGTTAGTGAAACCGTTGTTAAGAGGGTTAGCCGCCTTAACTTGCTTGGTGTAAGCCATACCGCGAGCAAGAGCTTTGGTATAACGAGCAGACAAAGAGTCATACAAGTTATCTTCCATTGCTTCTTCAGTAATAGCAAAACCCATGCCGATAGTTTCGTGGTTGTAGCGAGCAGAGAAAGACTCTTGTGCTGAATCATAAGTGATTGCAGAACCTTCGTTTTTAACTGGAGCCGCACCAAAGCCACTTAGCTTGGTTTCTTCTTCAAAAGAACGATCAGAACTCTCTGTATCATAAATAAGAGTATGCTCGTCTTCATATTTTTCATACTCAAGACCAAACAGGGCGTTAAGACCCGGAAGTAGTTCTTTGAGCATTTGTGCGCGTGAAATAGCCATTCGTTATATCTCCTTAAACGCCAGTTGCGTTACGATAAGCGTGATCACCTGCCGCAAAAATGCAGAGGACATCAGTAAAAGCATCGCCAACTGAGCTAGTAGGCCCATCTACAAATTCTACAATTCGTAGTGGGAGCGTGTTTGTTGTTGCGGCTGTACTTGAATCAAGCGCGTTCTTACTGCGTCCGAAATCAACACTTCCTGCTGTTTGAACGGCACCTGCGTTCAAAAACATAGTAGTTTGAGCCAAAGTAGCATCACCCTGCATCTTAAAGATTACATCGGGATCATCAACAACATAAGCCGAGATATCATCAGCCGCTGTACTAGCGGGGTAGAACTGGCTAAAAGTTAATTGCTTGGTAGTTGGGTCAGTGAAGGAACACCCCATGAAAATTCCAATCGGGGTTAATGTTGCAGTTCCTGTATCTTTCTCAACGCCTCCTGCGGCAACTGGTTTTACGAAGTCACCATAAAAAATTGCAGTTCCATAATTGTTAGCAATCTTCATGTGCCGAACTTTTCCTGAATAAGAGCCGCTCGCACTAAGAGTGTTAACTGGTTCTGCGCCTGTTGGGGTAGCAGTGGTAGCCATTATAGGCCTCCTTAAATAACAAAGTTAATCTTAGTTAAGGAACTTAACCCCATACTGCGGGTTAATTCCTTCCAAAGGTTGTCCTAGTAGTGCGCTCTGGTTGTAACAGAGGCATCCTTGGATCGTTTTCTCGCAAGTAGTTATTGTCTACTGACTGCAATTGGTTATCAGCCGCTTTTTGGAAATGTCTGGTTCGTGCTTCCATCTTTTCCTTGCTTGCCTTGCATAACAGTAATCCGCCAACTTCGATATTACCTTGGAATCGAGAGCCAATATCTGACGTTAACATAAGTTCAGGGTGGTCTTCTAGCCTACAGGCTTCCCAACCTTCTCTAAACATTTTGGAAACGTGAGTATTGTCTGCCTCTCCCAGTGTGGCTGTCCGTACCCATCTAAATACCCAACCGTCCTGCGGTGTGGGGTCTGGTAAGATGGAGGCGGGAACCCATGTATCATCTGGTCGTGTATCGGCCTTGCGTGAAATTGTTTCTCTTGGTTTGCGCTCTTCAGTCATTTCAGGTTCTCCTTAGCGAGTTGTCTGGCGTACTGTTCAGGGGTAATCCCTAGCTTCCTAGCGAGAGAAACTTGGGTGGACGTTAGCTGCACTTTGCGCGGTTTTGCTCCATTATTCCTACCAGATGAAGCCACTACCGTGGAGCGTTGACTAGCAGTCGCAGGCGCGTTACGTCCATTGGAATCGCTATCCTGCCAGTCAAAGGTTGGATAACTCTCTCTCATACCACCGTCAATAAACTCGAAGTATTCAGGAGAGTTTGGTTTAATATTGTTATCAACAATAGCTTCTTCGTGCAACCCATATGCTGTTGCAGTCATTCGCTTATTCTTGGTATCCATAAACCATTTGTTCTTATCAGCCCACTCTTTAGCTTCTGGATCAACTTGTGGAGCTTGTTGAGCAGGCTGCTGTTGAGCTTGTTGAGCTTGTTGATTGCGGTACTGTTCATCATACTGAGCTTGTTGCGCCCTCTGGTTCTGTTGACCCTGAAGGTTTTGCTCATACTTCTCAGCTTCTGCAAGTTCAGCTTGAGCCTTATATAGAGTTTCTTGAGAATTAACGACAGTGTCGGTATCTCCCTCCTCATAAGCCTTCTTATAAACTGACTTTGCATTCTCTAGTGCCATCTGGGCTTTGGTCTTGATCTGACCTACTAGAGCCGATTCACCACGCTGAATGATTGACTCGTACTCTCGATTCTTATTATTAAGAGTCTGAGTAACACGAACTGCTTCGTCCCTCATTCTTTCTGCGGCTTCTCGCTGTCTCCGCTCTTCATTTTGCTCGTAACGTAATTTGTTTATACGCTTCTGAACCTTTTCACTGTAGCCCGATAGCTCATCATCGTCTGCATCACCTAATGCCTCAGCCTTTGCAGGTCTTCGGTCTTCAGGGGGACGATCATCAACAACTTCAAGCTCAATGTCAGATTCTTTTTCTTCTGTCACATCGTCATTAGAACGCTTAACAATCTTTGTTTTAACACCAAAGAAGCGATCTTCAGGGGATGTTTGTGAGGTGTCTACCTCTTGATTAGAATCACTCATGCTTTACTTATGCCTCTTGGGTCTTCGACTACAGCTTCAACGCTGTCATCGTTAATTAAGCGGAACTCTTTTCCATGTACCTTTAACCTAGTACCTGAATAAGAACGCATAACGATCCAATCACCTTGAGAACACCAAGCCCCAGAAGGGAACCGTTGAGGATCAGAGTAAGCATCTGGGCCAAGTTCTAGCACCATACCTACAATTGAACCCACTTCGTCTTCTTGCAACGATCTAGCGGATTTAATAATTCCACCTTCGGTCTTCTCAACTCTTTCTGGCAAAGCAATCAATATCTTATAGCCTTTCGGCTTAGGCAATTGACTGGCCTTTTTAGAAGCGAGATCATCCTTTGAATCATCTGCCTCTACTTTTTTTGCTAATGATTTACTCATTAGATACACCTTCTGCACTGGAAAAAAGCGTCCAGAGTCGCTGTGCATCGCGTAATGCGATGAATTACTCGGCTTCTATCTTACTCTTTAAGTCTAAAAGCTCACGTTCTGCAAGGGCTAAACCCTCTATGACTCCGCAACATTTTGCGTACTCACTGTAATCTTTACATGCGCCACCTGAAATATGATCACTCATATCATTCATCTGGCTTCTGATCTTATCTCTTAGGTATTCAAAAGAATTGTTTGATGATCTACTCATGGTGTCATCGAGTCCACAATTTCTTTACCAATCCTAAATCCTTCAATCTGATCTTTAGATGAAATACGCCTAGCCTCAAGTTGCTCTCTAACATTGTCTTCAGCAATCTTTACTGCCAACTTAGCTTTTTCAATCTCTGCTTGTTGGTCAAGCTTCTGAATATCAAACTGAGCCTTGCTCTGAGCCTTAGCTTGTTCAAGCTGCATCTTAGCTTGATCAAGTTGTACTTTAGCTTGCGCTTGCATCTCTTTAATTTGTAATTCTTTTTGAGCCATCTGAACAATTGGGTCTTTCTGTTGCTCTTGAGCTTTCTTCTGTTGCTGCTCTTTCTGGTTCTTGTTTTTAAGTTGCTCTGCCGCAGGTGCAACCAGACGAGATATTCTAAGTTCAATATCTTCAGGCATTGCCTCGCCTTCTGGAGGTAACTCAATACCAAGCTCTTTTTCAACCTGTTGACGATAAGAGAAGGCAAGGTGATCTTGAAGGTGAGCAGCCATTGCCGCTTGCATTTTTTTAGCGTTTGGACTTTTTCCTGCAAGCTCCTGAATTTTCGGGTCTTCTAGAAAAGCTATGTGAGTCTGAATGTGCGCTTCATGATCTTGGTATAGGAATGGCTTAACAGGCTCGCCTCTAAGAATATTCATATTCTCACTAACTGGGTCTGTTGGTTTCATTTCATCTTCTAACGGAATAATCTTATCTGCATCCCGTATGTTAAGCACTTCAAGCATCTGTCGGTGAAGCAAAGGCAGGTCATACATATCTGGGTTTTGTTGAGACAACTGCAATGCAGCCTGATATTGCATGATTCTTTGCGCCATAGTGCCTGAATTAGGGTCACTTACGGCAATAACGTCCACTCTTCCGTCAAAATCTTCAGCTACTACAGCGTTATCTTTAGTCGAATATGGGTACTCTGAGGGGCCAAAATCGTACACAATCTTCGATAATAGGCGCAATTCCTTACGCATTGAGGCATGTAATCGTGCTTGAACTGCACTCATTACCTTCATAGATCGCTCTAGGATGGCAAGGGTAGTTCCTACAGGAGCCTCTGAGTTCATGTCTGCCGCTTTTACGTCTGCGGCTGATGCGAACCTACGGCCTTCCTCTACAATGTCCCCCATAAGCTGATACAGGACGTTGCTTGGCTCTTTGTAGGGTAAAAAGCTAATATTATCGCGTATTGAGCCTCCGGGAACGTCAACATCTCGGAATTCTCCGGGCATTATTGGCGTATCATCACCTTTAATGCGTAATCCTCTAGATTTTAGACCTCCCGGCAAATTGCTGAGAGTTCCCGCATCAACAAGTTGACGCAAAAGAGAGGTTGCAGACTTAGCAAGCCCACCAATCATGTGTATTAGACCAAATCCGTAAAATCCAAGTCCGGGCATATACTGGTAATGAACAAAATGCTCGCGCTTCATGCGATTTTCGTCATCTTCGTAGTAATTTCTGCGTATAGAAAGGATTTTTCGTGAGCTTAGATCAATACTAACAACATAAGGAAGCTGTATTCCAGTTTCTTCACCGTCAATCATGTCTTCAAAGCCGACTAGATTAAGATCAATCTGCATTTCTAAGATTGTATGGCGAGAATCGTTATCGTAGCCGTGAGAATTACCCGTCAGCTCGTTGTACTTGCTTTCAATCTGATCAGTGTTGTCACTAGGGTTGCCTAGTTCAATATCTGAGTAGAATCCTGACACCTGTAGCTTTCTAACTTCATTGCTAGTTCGCTTCATGATGTGAGTTGCACGTTCACATGTTACTAAGTCAGAAGCTCCGTAGCTAACCACGAAGTCTTCAGCAGGTACAAACATGCTACAAGGCCGACCCATGTTAGGATCAAAGTATACCTTCCTAAAGGCAGACCCTGCTAAAGGTAGCGAAAACAACAGTCGCTCTGTTTCAGCTCGATACTCAGTCATCTTCTCAGTGACTAAGTAGTTTAGATAATCTTGAACTCTACTGGCCTGCTTTTCTCTTTCTTGGTCAATAACGCCTACAACAGTTGTCTTGACTGGGCCTCCCGCAGGAAACAGTTCTTGTATAGACTGTGATTGAAACTTAATAAC